TTCTACCTCCGATACGGGGTCATTAACTGTATATGGTCTTGACAACAACTATGTTCTTCAAACAGAAACAGTTGCAATGACAGGTACAGTAGCAGTTTCTACGCAAAATACTTTCAAGCGTATTTATCGCATGATCTATAGAGGTCCGGGGGAAAATGCAGGGGTAATTACAGCTCGTACTCTATCAGGCAGCGGAACTGTAGTGGGACATATGCAAGTAGGAACTTCGCAAACTTTAATGTGCGTTTATACAGTTCCAGCAAATACTCTTGCGTACGGTTGTCAGTTTACTGCAGGAATAGGCAAGGGCGGGGACGCTGAGTTTAAGTTACTTACAAGGGACTTTGGAAGTGCCTTTAGAATTCGAGCGCAAGTAGAATTATATGAGCAAACCTTTACGCAGACATACTCAGCTCCTTTTCAGCTTCCTCCAAAGATGGATATCGATTTCCGAGCAACAACTTCAGGGAACAATTTTAAAGCCACTGGCTCATTCGATCTAATACTAGATCCAAAGTAATAAAATATGGAAGATAATACTCGAAACGAAGTACAGGTAGACCTAGACAAATATCAAGCCCTTCTAGAGCGCATTGATGAGTTAGAGGACGCAGCTGCCGCAGAACCTGCACCTGCAGCGCCAGAAGCTCGTTTTCAGAAGACTAAAGATTTAGCAAGTGCTGTAGACTCTTGGAGAATTTTCCCACGAGTATTTATTACTACTTATATCTACTTGCTTTATTCAAGTGCAACATGGTTTATGGAATTAGATGCTCCAACCATGGAACAGTCAGGACTCATATCAGTAATTATCGGAGCTGGAGCAGCTTGGTTTGGCTTATATGCCAATAGCGGAAAAAAGGAATAAAAAATGGCAACATTTAATTGGACGATCGCAACACTCGAATATAACTTACAGCCCTCAGAAGGTGCTGTAGTAGTAGCCCATTGGCGCTGTAATGCGGAGCACGTAGAAGGTGAAAATACCTTGGTTGCTTCTTCTTACGGCACTTGCGGCTTCAACCCAGACCCATCAGCAGAAGGTTATGTACCCTACGCTGATCTTACTCAAGAGATCGTTCTTGAGTGGGTGTACGACTCAGTAGATAAAGATGCTACTGAAACAAGTCTGCAATCTAATATTGATTTGCAGTTAAATCCTATAAGCGCCAATGGCGTACCTTGGTAAAACCGGAGAAAATCTAATGAGCAAAGACAACAAACCTCAAATGATTACAATTAATGATGTTGAGTATGATACAGCTACATTCACTGAAGAGCAAATTGCTATGACCAATCACTGTCTTGATTTAGACAGAAAGATTACAAATATGACGTTTCAGCTTCAGCAACTACAAGTAGGAAAAGATTCCTTTTTGAAGATGCTTACAGAATCTTTAGAGGCTCCTGAAGCTTCTGAATAATTTGTCTATAAGAGATAATAAATGCCAGTACAAGTTAGTAGAGTAGATGTACCTTCTACGGAAATTCAAGATCTACAGTCAGATACAAGGTTTATTAAGCTACCAGTAGCTCCTTATTTGGAGCTGCTAGGCATTGACCCACTGCCTTCGCAGATAGCTTTGATAAATGCCATTAATAATCCTAAGTATCGCTTCGTATCGGCTGCCCTGTCTAGACGACAGGGTAAAACTTATATCGCAAATATTATAGGTCAGTTAGTATCACTCGTTCCGGGGTCGAACATATTGATTATGTCGCCTAATTACTCTCTCTCGCAAATCTCTTTTGATTTGCAGAGAACCCTAATTAAGCACTTCGACCTTGAAGTTACAAAAGACAATGCAAAAGATAAAGTTATCGAAATCTCGAATGGTTCTACTGTACGAATGGGTTCAGTAAACCAAGTAGATTCTTCAGTAGGTCGCTCATATGATTTAATTATCTTTGATGAAGCGGCACTTACTGATGGAGAAGAGGCATTTAATGTGTCTCTTCGTCCTACACTTGATAAAGATAATTCAAAAGCAATCTTTATTTCGACCCCACGAGGCAAGACTAATTGGTTTGCAAAATTCTTTGACCGAGGATTCTCCGATGAGTTTCCAGAGTGGTGTAGTATAAAAGCTACTTACAAAGATAATCCTCGCATGAGCCAACACGACGTAGACGAAGCGCGAAAGTCTATGAGCGATGCAGAATTTAAACAGGAGTACGAAGCTGACTTTAACACTTACGAAGGTCAGATTTGGAACTTTAACGCAGAAGAGTGTGTAGCAGATCTTTCAGAGCTCAACACTGAGGGTATGGATATTATAGGAGGCCTGGACGTAGGTTTCCGAGATCCCACCGCTTTCTGTGTAATTGCATATGATTGGGACTCTGGTAAATATTATGTACTTGACGAATACTATGATTCGGAAAAGACTACTGAGAAACACGCAGAAGAAATCAGAGACCAAATTCATAAACACAATATAGACTACATATACATAGATTCCGCAGCACAGCAAACTCGATTTGATTTTGCACAGAATTATGATATTAGCACTATAAATGCAAAGAAGTCAATTATTGATGGCATAGGTCACGTAGCAGCAATAGTAGACAACGATAACCTTATTGTAGATCAAAGATGTATAGAGACCCTGGGTTGTTTAGACATGTACCAGTGGGATCCGAACCCTAATCTACTAAAAGAGAAGCCAAAGCACAATAAAGCATCTCACATGGCGGATGCACTTCGATATGCTATATATTCATTTGAGACTTCACAGACTAGCTTCTAACAGGACATCGTTAAAAATAGTGTTTGACAAGAAACCTCAAGTTAGTTATAATTTCGATAATCAAAATGGAAAAGAAAGACATGGCACAGCTAAAAAGAGACAGAGTTAAGTATATAAGGGATAAAGCAAAGTCCCAATATCAAAAAGCTGGTGCATGTCAGATTTGTCATAGTACAGAGAAGCTAGACTTCCATCATTATTATAGTTTAAGTCCTCTATTGTCAGAGTGGCTGAAAGGGAAGCAGGCAATTCGCCCCGAACACTATACCGATGAATATATTGTTATATGGAGAGATGAGTTTATAGAGGAAAAATGGGCAGAGTTATATGATTATACAGTAACCTTATGCCATGACCATCATCTACAACTTCATTCAATTTACGGTAAAGATCCTTCCCTAGCTACTGCAAAAAAGCAGGAAAACTGGGTAGAAATACAGAGAACTAAACATGGCGTGGTATGATAAAATACTTGGTAGAGAAGAAGAAAAGCTGAATCCTGCCCAGCGTTACTACGACCATAAAGTCGAGCCTAGTAGAGAACCGATTTATAACTATGAGCGTGCATACGAAGAACTAGAAATAGTCAATCGTGGCGTTAATATGATAGTAGACGACTCAGCAGAGATCGGCACTGTTGTAGGTATGGCGACAAAAGGTACAGCAGTAGTAAAAGGTATTAAGCGTAGTAGAGTTGACCTCCTCCTTAATACTGAGCCTAACCCTTTTCAAGACATAAACACATTTCGTAGAAACTGCATTATTGATTTACTCTTAGACGGAAATATATTTATATATTTTGATGGAGTACATTTGTACCACCTGCCTGCATCTAAGATGATTATTCATGCAAGTGATACTACTTATATTGAAAAGTTTACTTTTAACGAAAAGATAACCTACTCTCCTAGTGAGATTATTCATGTTAAAGAGAACTCCTTCTACTCAATCTATCGAGGAGTTCCTCGTCTGAGTCCTGCACTTCGCACTATGCAACTTATGACTAGCATGAGAAAGTTTCAGGACAACTTCTTCAAGAACGGCGCTGTTCCAGGGCTGGTATTGAAAAGTCCTAATACTCTTTCTGAGAAAATTAAAGAACGTATGCTTATGTCTTGGCAGGCTCGATACAAGCCAGACGCAGGCGGTCGACGGCCTCTTATTCTTGATGGGGGTATAGAAGTAGACTCTATTTCAAATGTAAACTTTAAGGAACTTGATTTTCAAAGTGCTACTGAAGAAACTGAAAAGACTATACTTAAAGCATTGGGCATTCCACCGATTCTACTAGACTCAGGAAACAATGCTAATCTTCGACCAAACATGAGACTATACTATCTAGAGACAGTACTACCTATAGTTACAAAACTTAACTATGCTCTAGAAAGATTTTTCGGATATGAACTATCAGAAGATATTACAAATATTCCTGCTCTACAGCCAGAACTACGTGACTCAGCTCAGTACTATTCTGCTCTTGTAAATGCAGGTATAATTACACCAAACGAAGCTCGTGACAACCTAGGGTTTGAAGATATAGAAGGTCACAGTGATTTAAGGGTTCCTGCCAATATCGCAGGAAGTGCCGCCAACCCAGACTTAGGCGGACGACCAACAGAAGGAGATACAGATGGCGAATAAAGCCCAAGTGCGCAAAACACTAGAAACAGTAGCTATGTTCTTTGCAGAAAAAGGCGAAGTTCTAAGCCAGCCAGACTATATAAAATGCGCAGACAAACCAGTTCTACTTTCAGGCATTCGAAGAGTATTTCGATCCTATTCCAGAATGTTAGTAATGCTAGAAAGAAATGAGCCCGAACTTTGGCTCATAGCTACAAACCCTAAACCAAAGATGGAAATGCCAAAGCCACAGCCTGTAAAAATAGAAGTACCCAAGCCTGTGAAGACAGAGGTAAAGAAAGATGGAAAAGATATTTAACTTAACCTCCACGTTCAAAGCACAAGCCGGCGAAGATGGTAGTGTTATGATTCGTGGAATGGCAAGCACTGCTGACTTTGATCGCGCTGGTGATTCTATTTCTGCAGAGGCTTGGACAAAAGGTGGTTTAAAGAATTTCGAGAAGAATCCTATTATTCTTTTCAACCATGACTATGACCGACCCATTGGTCGTGCGACTGGCATGAAAGCTGGCCCAAATGGTCTAGAACTAGAATGCAAAATCAGCAAGAGCGCCCCCGGCAATGTTGCTGAGCTTGTTAAAGACGGTGTCCTTGGAGCCTTTTCTGTCGGTTTCCGTGTCAAGGATGCAGATTATATTAAGGAAACTGATGGATTAATGATTAAGGACGCTGAGTTGTTTGAAGTTTCGGTTGTTTCCGTACCTTGCAATCAGGCAGCTACTTTTTCTTTGGCGAAATCCTTTAACTCGATGGATGAGTATGAGGAGTTCAAGAAAACTTTCACAAATCGTGTAGATCTAGCCGGTCAGACTCTGGCTAAGGACGAGGTCAATACCTCTAGCGTAGCTAGAAATACACCGGAAAAGGCGGAAATATCCGCACAACAGGAGATCAAAATGTCTGAAGTTAATACTCCAGAAATCGACTTGGAAGCTTTTGCTAAAAAAGTAGCGGAGCAAACTGCTGCTAACATTGCAATGAAGCAAGCCGAGCAGAAAGCAGCTGAAAAAGCTGACCAAGAAAAAGCAGCAGCGGAAGTTGCAGCTAAAGAAGCGCAAGAAGAGCAAGTTAAATCAGCGGTAGTAACTGCTGTTGAGACTGGTGCTGAGCGTCTACAAGCAGACCTCGAAGCTAAATTAGCTGAGAAAGATGCAGACTTTAACTCAACTCTTGAAGCCTTCAAGAAAGAGTTAGCTGAAAAGAGCGATGAGCTTGCTAAGATGCGTGACTCAAAGCGTACTTTCTCTGATCGTACATCTACTAACGATCTTAGCAAGTGGGGCAAAGATTTCATGCAAGCACATATCCTTGGCGTCGTAACTGGCAAAGGTATGAACACTGCATTTGGTCAAAGCGTCCAACAAAAGGCAGGTATCGACTATGCAACTAATGCTGGTGATATCGATCAAGAAGTTTCTCGTCAAATTGAAAAGGAAGTTACTCTAAACCTACGTACAGCTGGTCTGTTCCGTGAGATTCAAGTAAATGGTGCAGCAACTGTACTACCTATTCAGCCAGACGTTGAGCCGGCTACTTTCCAAACTGGTGCAGCTGCAGCAGGTAACTTGGAAAAT